AGGAATCCCGCCTGTGCGTACTCCTGAATCGTCTGCAGCCGTCCCGCCGGGTCGCTGGGCAGCGAAGACACCGGGTAGCACTGCATCACGTAATCCTCGTCGGACAACTTGATGCTGTTCCACTCGATGTTGTCCACCGACTTGCGGCCGGGGACGCGCACCTCGTAGCCCTCCTTCTCGGCGGCAATCATCTTCACCACCTCAATGGAGAGGCGGGCCACGTCCATGTACATGTTCTCGTAGGACTTGGCGACGGTGTGGAAGCGATCCGTCTGGATGTCGTTGTACTCGCGAATGGCGCGACCGCTGTTCAGACCTTCCGGCTTGAGGCTGGACGCCGCAAGCTGGCTGATGCCCGCCTGCTCGTAGCCCTTGTTGATCAGGTTCTGCAGGTGGCTGAAGATCTCGCCCGACACAATCGGAGGCACCACGTACTGCGGCGGCGTCCCGGTGTAGTTGATGATGGAGCCGACGTCGTTGTTCAGATGCTCCTTCACGACCTTGCTGCCGTTCTCAATGAACACCTTGAACGAGCCGGCAAGGTGGAACGACCGCTGGATCACCCACAGGAGCTTGTTGATCTCCAGCTGGATGTTCTGCAACTGCTCCGCAAGACCCTGGCCCCAGTACCCATACAGGCGCGGCGACCACTGGCAGCGGGCAAACGGGAACCACTGGTGCGGCCACGGCTCCATCTCGCCCAGCACCGCGCCGTCAATCGTGATGCAGTGCTTGCCGTCATCCGCGCCGGGACCGCTGGGCAGATGCCACGACTCGCGCACCGTCAACATGTCGGCCACGATGCTGCGACCCGCCTCCTCCGTACGCGAGGGCTTCGCGCCGCCAATCACGTCCGCGTTGTCCGGGAACATGTCGAACAGCACCTGCCGGTCCACCTGCTTGACCCGGTGCATCTGACGCGGCATCCCGTACAGCGACTCCACGTCATCCACGAAGATCTCGCTGGACATCACGCGCTCGTGGCAAACACGGTCGCCCTTCGCGAACACATGAATGAACCCGTCGCCCCAGACAGCCGCGTCGCGAAACACGGTCGTGCCGATCTCGTGCGTCGAGTTCTCGTAGAACACGCCGTCAAGAAATGCGTTCAGCTTCTTCGCCTCGCGCTGTTTCTTGTAGTCGCCGCCAGAGGTCAGAAACAACGGCTTTGGCCGGTTGCGCGCCACCTTGGCAACAGCGGTATCCACCACCGACTGAACGAGGTTGTAGCTGATGCGATCACGAAGCGCCGGCTGCTGCGCGGCCAACTTGCTGAACGACACGCCAGCCAGAGTCGTCGGGGCCAAGTTACCGTACAGACGGGCGCTCACGATCCACTGGGTAGCCCGAAACGACTGGGCATCGCGAATCAGATTCAGCGTGCCGCTGATCACGTCAGCCGCGTCGGAATCCTTCAGCATCCACCAGCGCCGCTCCTTGTTATCGGGCAGCTTGTCCGGTACGCCGCTGCGCTCGCCGCCAACGGTAAAATCGCGAAATTCAATGGGCATGGCGCTGTCTCCACTTGATGATGCGGTCCATCACCTTCTTGCGCTGCACCATGCGCTTCGCAGTGTGTTGGACACCGTACAGATGACCCAAGTACTGGAAGCATTCCTTCTCAGCCTCTTCGGTCATGTCAGGGAACCAAGACTTGCACAGGGCTCCCATTACAAACACCCGCTCTTCGCGGTTCAGCGGGGCAAAGTCATGTACCCACGGCAGCTTACCGTCCTGCAACTGCTTGACCACCATCTCCTGATGCGCGAACCCGGCCCACAGCGCCTGCCGCCACAAGTGCTCGCGGCTATTCATCCGCGCCTGCTCCTCGGTCGTGGCAATCTCGCTCTCGGGCTTAACGTCACTCATTCGCTGGCGCTCCAGGGCTGGACGAGCAAAGTGCGTGCGAGCATCCCATCAGGCATCCGGCGTCCGAATGCTCAGTCACCCAACTGTGACCGCACGCGCAAAGGGAACCGGTGGCGTCCTCAAACACTCCCTGCTGGGCCATTGGCTCCACGGTGGGTGAATGGGAGCGTGAGGGGCCACCGAGTTCAATCTCCAAATCCTTTAGAGCCAGTCGCTTGATCCCATGCTCGCGCATGAAACCAACCCACTTTTCAATCTCGTACTGGCTCATTAAACCTCCACGGGCGCAAACCGTATACTGTCAAGAAGTTATTGTAAAGCAGCAATCAATGGCGCGACAGGTAGTCATCCAGCGGATCACCGTACAACGCCAGTTCTGCTTCCCGGTTCTTGCGCTCCTCCAGCATTTTTTCCAGTTCGCGCTGCTCCTGCAAAACCATCCAGTCCTCTTCCGAGTGGCCATATCGCAACCCGTTGGACTGCCGCATGTCGGAGAGGTACTGGTAGCAGTGCCGCCAAGCATACAGCGCCGCGTCGCAGTTATGAACAAGCACGCCGTTGGCAAAATACTCAGGTCTTCCAGAGACTTTTAGCGCCCAAACGCGCGCGGTGCCTGCGGGCGTAACACGTTCCACCGCAAACCTTGCGGTCAACACTGCGGGCTTTGAACTGAACACCGCAGACCTCGCATTGAACATCAAAATACGGGCGGCTTGCCGCCACCTTTTTAGCGTGCTGGCGATGCCATTCTCGCCCTTCTGGTGATGCGTGCCATTTAGGGGCGGAAAGCTGGGCAAGCGCAATAGACGCTCGTCGCTTGGCCTTGAGTTCTTCAGAGGCGTTGGCAATGTGTTCGCGATGATGCTCTGCGGCTGATACGCATTCCAGGTTGCAAATGTCGTTGTTGCTGGGGTTGTGGTCGCGATGGTGAATGTGGTGGCCTTTGGGAATAGGTCCGTGATGAAATTCCCAAATCGCCCGATGAAGCCAAACGGTGTACCACTTAAAATACTCTCGATCACTGCGTCGAGACGACTCGGGCCAACGTCGCCACGTTTTGCCGTTCCACTCAACTGTTTCTGCCTTGCCTTTTGTGTATTTTCGCATAGTTCTTCTGATGTAACAAATACGTCTGAAGCAGTCAAGCTGTCTAGTCGCGACCATCCGCAATTTTCGGTCCAAACAGGATGTTCGGGCGTGCCAATTAGTGATTTCCCATTGTTAAAATCAGCGCGAATCAACGGTTTTTCGCCAGTCGGAATGCACCACTCAACCGGACACCAACCGCCGCGAGTCAAAACCCAGTCGTTTGACGTGACATGCTCGACGGGCACACTGCCCCTGCGCGTAATAATCATTGTTCCGTCTGCAAAACAGGCGTGGTTATCGCAGCCGGGATGCTCCTCCCGCCTCGGTGACCGCTCGTCCCAGATCAACTGGCCGTACTCGTCCATCAGCACCGCAGCCGCCTTCTTGTGCAGCTTAATCCGGCCCTGCATCAGCTCGCCGTTCATAATCTCAATGAAGTCGGACTTGCCGGTCTTGGACGCAGGCGTCAGCGGAATATCGTGTCGGCGGCGCATCTCTTCCACGGCCTGCTTGTTCGCGTTGTCGATGATGATGCTGTCAAAATCAAACCGGCCCATCAGTTTGTGCGTCTGGTCCGCCACCTCGGTGATGTCGCACTTGGCCTTTTTGTGCGCCCCCAGCACGTACAGGGTCCGGTCGAAGTCGTGATAGGCGCAGACCACCCAAGCCGTGGGGTCGTTGAAGCCAAGGTCGATCCCCAGCACATAGTGCCAGCGGCCCGCGTTGGTCTTCATCACCGGCAACTCGTCAAAGCTGTTGCGCTCGTAGTCGAAGCGGTAGACCAGGTTGCTGTCGTCCACCACCCACTTACCAAGGTAGTGCTGCTGAAACAGCGGCGTCTCCTCGACCATCGGGTTCGCCAGCTTCAGATCCTCAATCTCGGCCTTCCACTTCTCTGCCATGTGGGGGTTGTCAAACGCCGTCCACCGATGGCCGCTCCAGCCCATCTTCTCCCAGCGTCCCGCCTCGCTCGGCACCTGCCCCCGCGTCAACTCGTAGAACAGGCCCCGCTTCATGTTGCCGGGGGTACCGATCATCGCAATCGTGCCACGGTAGTCGGCCGTCGCCGGCTTCAAAATACCGTAGACCATCTCGTGAAGATCCACGCCGTAGCTTGCCGCCTCGTCAATCACGATGGCCTTGAACTTCTGGCCCAGCGCCTTGTCCTTTTCCTGCTCGTCCGCGTCCATGCCCAAGAGGTAGATGATTGAGCCATTCGGCAGGGTCATGCTCAGTTCCGTCTCGTTGAACCGGCAGCCAATCCCCTGCTCGCGGTCAATCGTCTTGAGCACGTCCTTCCACATGATCCGCTTGGCAGACGCCCGCGTCAGCGCCACGTACAGGCACGACACGTTGGGCTGGCTGTAAGCCTCCCGCATCAGCATCAGACCCGCGCCGTAGGACTTGCCCGAGCGGCGGGTACACAACACCACCTTCATGCGGGCCGGATCCTCCAGAAACGCCGTCTGCGCTGCAAACGCCGCGTCCTTGAAGACCGGTTCCCTCTTTTCCGCAGCCAAGAGTGCCATAAATTCCGACCGCTCGGAGGGCGTCATCTTGGCGATGATCTTGTCCAACTCTTCTTTGGTCATGTCAGACCTCGTGTTTCTGTACCTTCTGCACCTTCAGCTTCAGTTCTAAGTCGGGCGACCACGAGGGCTTGCTGGTCACACCTTGGCAGACGTTAAAAGTCGCGCTGCGAATCACGCCTGCGGGAGGCTTGCCCTCTGGCTCTTGCGCCTCCTTCATCATTCGCTCATGGGCATCGGCATCTATCTCTCTGGGGCTGTTCACGATATCGGACAGTGCCTGCCGTTGTCGTTTGGCCTTAAGCGCATCAAGCTTCTCAAAACGCTGCTCCCAAGACATCTGCTCGTAGTCGCGATACTCATTGGCCAGTTTGGCTGATAGCCGCGACTCTACGTCAAACGCAAGCGACGGCTCCGCACCGTACGGACATAGCCTCACCACGTCCGCCAAACCTAGCAGCCATGCCACCTCTTCCGTCTGATCTATCCAAACGGAATCCCGAAGCAGGGACGCAAGGTACTTGACTCGCTCAAGCGATGATGGCTCCGCTCTCCACGGCCTCCAGGTCATTCCTGTGCCTCCTTGATCATCCGCTGATACTCCTCGGGCGTCAGCGTCGTTGTAGTCTTCTCCCCAAACATCGCGTCATGCTCCGACTTCGTCACCGCACGCACCGGCAAATCCACCGGCTTACGAGACTGCGGCTCCACGCGGTCAAGCACCTCCAGCGCGTACCGCTTCGCCACGTCGGCCGCAGCGCGCCCCATCATCGCACGCTCCACCGTCCAGTACGCGCCATCCAAATCAGGGTCCATCGCACCCTGCTGGATATGCCGGTACAGCCGAGTAAGCATTTCCCGAAGCTCACGGTATTCGTCACTTTGAGCCATCAAAACCTCCATCACGATGTCAGAAATACAGGGTTCCACTTCTGACAGCTGTTCCGCACAGCGCAGAACACCAGCTATTCTGGAACACCGCGATGCCCCGTCAAGGACTTTGTTCGGTTGCCTTAATCGCCGCAATTCACCGACAAGTAAACTCCGCTTGATTAGTCAACTCCGCTAGCAAAGCGTCCGTTACCAGTATACGTACTCGTACAGGAATCGCGTACTAAGCCGTCATCCCGTGGCGCAAGGCGACGGAAAATGTACTCACAAAACGGGACGTGGCTACAAATACGTTCAGCCCAATGTGGAAACGTTCAGGTAGCGCTACGCTGTGAGCATGGGCGGGTACTCTCTGGGGGGTGGATACAGGTAGCGACAAAACCGTAAAACGATGGTGGGTACAGCCAACCGCAATCCACGGTCCCCGTGTACCCCAGCGTCCCCGTTATGCGCGGTTTTGAGCGTAGTGCTACGCTGCCAAAATGGGCTTATGCTCTGTGGGGGGTGTATATATATAATAAAAATATTTTAGAACGATGGTCCCCCCTCGGCTCGGCCGGTGAGGGTATCCTAAGCATGTAGCTACAGCCCCAGGTGCTCTAAGCCTAGAGGTTCTAAGCCTGTAGCTTGCGCGCTGGATGTTCTAGCCCGAGACGTTCTATTCCTAGAGCTTGCGCCGCGCATAGCAAAGACGGCGTGCCCCGTCAACTATTTTATTCGCACAGCCCGTGTCGCTTTTCCGTTGACACCGTGTCGGGAGCGTGATAGCCGCGCGCGCGTTCCTGCTAATTGCGCCCCGTCCTAGCGTTACTCTATCGATGTTGTTTTATTCCTCTTGCGTACCGTCACGGGTAGCGCTACGGTCTCACCATCGAACGGCGCGGTGCCGGACGATAGGAGGATGACCGATGAACCGTGACACTCTCGCTCTAGCATTCTGCCTTGCCTCGCTTCTGGCGACGGCCGTAGCGTACACGTCCAGCGTCGATCAGTCGATGGAACGCGCCATTGCGGCGCACAAGCGATAACAGGCCTACGGGCCAGAAAGGGACAAGCGATGTCCAACCACCTGAAATGGACGGAAGGCAATTCCAAGCTACAGAAAACCTCCGGCGCCGACGTGCGTGTGTTGGGGTACGGTATCCCAGCAGACTTCAATTTCGAGCTCGCGGGCGAGATCATGAATACCTGCCCTGGCGCGCTGGCATGTCGCGGCGTCTGCTATGCCAAGCAAGGCAGCTACACCTGGGCGGCCGTCAAAGCCGCGCGCAAGCACAACCTTGACGCATTTATCGCCGACCCGGAGGCTTTCGTAGCGGGCGCAATTGCAGATCTGGAGCGCTTGACCAGGCGCTACCGAGTGGTGCGCGTGCATGACAGCGGAGATTTTTTCTCCCAGTCCTACCTTGACGCATGGTGCCGCATCTCTGGCGCATTCCCCGGCGTCGTCTTCTACGCTTACACAAAATCCTTCCATCTTGATTGGAACGCGCTTCCCGCGAATTTTCACGTCACACAATCAATGGGCGGGCGGTTCGATGTCGACCTTGATTTTGATTTTCCTCACGCGCGCATTTTCGCCACGCACGAAGACCGCATTGCGGCGGACTACGTTGACGGCTCAGAATCCGATTGGCCAGCGATCAACGGCGACACTCGCATCGGGCTCGTGTACCACGGGAACAAAAACTTGACCGACGCGCAGCGCAAGTATTTCGCTTGACGGGTTCCGTCGACTACAAGGGCTCGCGGTATGCGGGCCTTTGTGGTCGCGCGCGGGGCGCGAGTAACGCGGCCGTGAGCCGCAGAGGTGACGCATGACCATTTACTACTGCGAACAATGCGCGGAAGCTCCAGCCGATACGATCTTGCACGGTGACGCACTATGCGAAACATGCGCCCAAGCCCGTGCGAGGATTGACGTTCGCGAACTGTGGGCCGCGAAGACCAAGGCCGATGCCGCATGGCGACGCTGGGAATTGCGTTGACGTTGTGGCGCGGGCTTTACCTCGCTTGGATCGTCGCGCTTAACCTAGTCGTCGCGGTCATTGCACATTAACGGGGCTCCGGCCGAAAGCCGGGGCTCTTTTCATGCGCCAACACGTTGCGCGCGATCCCACACGGCCGCGATGCGTTGACCAGCCTCGTCCTCGCAATACACGTCGTCGAGCGCGAGCAGATTCCCCACGGCCGCGTCGAGCAGCGCGCGCGTGCGGCCCCCAGGCCGACGGTTACGCGAATCCGATTCCAGCCGATCCGCCAAGGCACGCAGGGCAGAAACAGCTGCCGCGACATCCGCCGAATCCTCGTCCGTCCACGTCATAATCGCTCCCGTTCAACGCTGGCGCGGTCTAGCGCACTTTACTCTATTAATGCAGTAACCAGCTGTGAACCACCCACACTCAAAGTGACAAAACGCCTCTCGCGCACATTTTCTGTCAACAGCACATAACACAAGAACACACCCGTTGACGGCTCAGAAAAACCTAACGTCGCAGATTTATTAGGCAAATCTGTCAACAAAGTTTCCCTATTGACACGCTTTCTCCACAAGAGTAAGTACTTTCTTGCGCGCGTGCCCGGTCTACATGTACTGTCTCGACGGTAGCTCGCTCAACAGAGCGTGCGAACGGCGCCCTAGCAGCGCACATTTACGCAAATTCGGCTGCTCTACGGCAGCTCACCCCGCCTAGACGCGCGCTCAATCAGGATCGCAACGCGCTCGGCGCGCTGCTCCGGTGAAAGGCTGTCCGTTTTTACGGTCAAGCGCTCTTCCAGCATGCCCAAATGCTTCGCGATCAACTCCAACGCGCGCACTTTTGTTGATTGCGCAACATCTTCCTGCTCCGCGACGCGCTTTAGCTCCCTTAAAACGAACTCGGCGTCAACGCCCGCATGCGTGGAATTGGCCTCCGTCAGTTCCTTGATCTTAGCGTTGACAAGCGGATTACGCAGATTAGCAAGGCCCAGCGAGGTAGCGGAAGATTCAGCGTAGCCGGCTCGGATCGCGGCCTGAGTAGCGTTACGGTCTTTAAGAAATTCCGCAACAAAGGACTCCTGCCGAAATGTCAGTTTGTCACGATGACCTTTTGCCATTTTGGCAAACCCCGTATTAACGCAGATCCCGGCTCATAACGCACCGCGTTACGTTACTCTGCGAGGGTGATGATCTCGACGTTGGCGTAGGGGACGACATGGACGCC